TTGAGCTTCTCTTCCTCTATGCCCTTCTGCTGGGCTTCTGATACTGCCTGAGTTCCGTTTTGATTAGCGATATAATAAGCCGTTGCTGTAACAGAATTAGCGTAAGCCATTCCCTTTGCTGCCTTAGCTCCAAGCTGAAAAGCATAAGGAATTGAACTTGCTATCTGTGCCGTTTTAACAATCGGAAGTATTTGCATCCCCAAACTTGTACCTTGATACAGCCAAAAACGTGGGTCGGCCGCCCATTCATCAGAAGTTAAAGTTTGCTGTGTCTGCGAAGAAAGTTCAGGTCTATAAGCTTCAATACGTTTTACTGCTTCATTAGCCATTTCAGGTTGCCCTAATAATCTATAAGCACCGCCAACTGAACTTTCCATAAAATCAAAGGCGAACTGCCCGACTGCTTCAAATGCAGTTGCATCAACTTGCGATTCTTTAGGTGCTTCATCACTCGGAGAAAATAAGTTAAAAAGTGTGTTTGCTTCAGGTAATGGGCTTTTTTCTTCAGGAAAGTAGCTTAATGAAATTGCCCTGTATACGTCTTCATCTTTTTCCGAACCACAATAATGTTTAGCCCACTGTGGAAATGATTTATAAGCATCACCATAAGTTATTCCATAGGTTTCTGAAAGTTTAAGGCTGTTTGCCACACGCTGTTCATGTTGCGTATCGCTCATATCAGGAGAACTTATTTTGCTCATATCCACAAGCATATTCTCACTATCACCAAAGTATTGATTAATACCTTGCTTGTTAGTGTCAATGGTATTCCTGTCAAAGAAAGTTTTTAATTTTTCGTTTGTAGGATACATAATTTATTCTTTTTCCTTCCATCCCCACCATGTTCGTTCCAGTTCGTCTCCGCTCCAATCCCTATTACCAAAAAAATTACTCCAAAATCCTTTTTCTTTTTCCGCAGGCTTATAAGGCAATCCCATTGCTATATTAGCCATACTATTCTGTAAATATTTCCAGTTATATTTCTTATTTACCCAGCTATCAAACATCTTACCCATTTCTTCAGGGGGCATATCTTTAGACGTGTTAGCCCATAAAACCAACTCTTGTACCGCTCTGCCGTAAGTCGCTTCTCTTTTTCCTGTCGTATCTCCAAAAATGTTAGGATTATTTTCGTGAACATTTTTTAGTATCTCTAAATACTGCGTTAGTGCTGGTGTACCCTTTTTCCACGCATCTGAACCTATAATTTTCACCTGTTCCAATAAGCTGTCACGCCATTTTTCTGGTATGTATAAAGAATGAATTTCATTAAGAGCTTGTTCTGCATTAATTCTGCTATTCAGAAGCTTGTCTATTATCAGGTTTGAATCTCCCAAGTCATTTTCAACATCTCTTCTGACACTCATATCTTTAGTGTTTTCAGGAGTGGGAAGGCCATGAGCCACTATACGTCTTTGATTGTCTGCCAGTTTTTTTGATACTAAATTATTTTTTTCCCACGCATCCACTTCGTTCTTATCAAAATTACCTGTAGGGAGTAATTGTATAATCTTTTTATTATCTTCTTTTCTGAGTACTTCAATGCGTTTAGTCAGCTTATTTTTTGCGTTAAGCCTACCAGCTTTTCCTATATTTGGATATGTCTTATCGTTATCCATATCATCACGCATTTTCGTAACGTCTAAAAGGTATTCACTATTCAGCATGTTATTCACAAGTTGCTGCTCAATATCCTTGTATGCTATAGCTTTTTTAAGCGGAGCTGCATTTCTAGGTATAATCATAGTTGAAGCCTGTAAATCAATGTTTTTATCAACAGCCTCAAAAGCTACATCTTTAGTCATCATTGTTACATTTTTTACTATCTGAGCATTTTGTGCATCCGCTGTACTGCGTAAATTCTGCACTCGCTGTGCTCTGGTATGAACTTCTGTACGAACTGAGCAGCGTACCATCTTGTCATTGATATTTGAACGTGCAAATCCCTGAACTTGCGGAGTATAATTCTTCCCTATTTTCGATACCTGTTCCTGTAGTTTTGCGTATTCTTTTGTATAATCATCCACATTAGGATTCATTTTTATCTTTTCATCATAAGCATAAATCGCAGTGGCTACAGTATTTTCATAATCCGATGCGTTTATTTTAGTTTCGGCAAGCTGCATTTTACCCGCATATTGAACGGCTGCCTGAATACTATTCATACCACGCTGAACAGGCGTAATGTCAGGCGTACCTATATTAGGCATATTAGGCATCAACGTGACACCTGAAGCCATACCACCCTGTTGAGCTTTTGTTACTTGCCCTTTTAATGGACTATCATTTAAAATCTGTAACTTTGGCATTATATTACTCCGAAAAATTAAAGTTTGATTTCGGCAACATGCTTGTGTATGGATTTGTCATAATACTTGAAACCTCATTAGAAAAGTTATTTCCTACACTCCATTTGTTTATGCCTGTATTTGGCATATTTGGCTGTGGTGTTTTATTTGAACTAGTTGCAAGCGAGACAGCACTTCCGATACCGCTTCCGATTGCACCAGTAATGCCTATGCCTGCCTGAACCCAAGCCATTGTCCCCTGTTGTTTAGCCCATTGAGATTGCATTTGTCCGACTGTTACTGCATCTTTGCCCTGCTGTTCAAGCATAAGTGCATTTGTCTTTGCATTTCTAGCATTTAAGTCTGCTTCCTGCCAATCAACTTCACCCTGTCTGCGTATTGACAGTGCACGTTTTTCACCTTCCATAGCAGTCAATCCCATTACTTCAAGTGGGCTACCTTCCATTGCTAAACCAGCACCAGCGGCAGCCACTTCCTGACTTGCGAGAAGTCTGCGTAAATTACCTCGTTCAGATTGTTCGTTTTGTAGTGCTACCTGTTGAGCTTGATTAGCTTTTTGCTCTGATATAAATGCGTCATTACGTTGTAATTCTGCCTGATAATTAGCCTGTCTTTGCTGTTGAAGAGCGTTAAACTCAGCCATTTCAGCTTGATATTCTGCCTGTTGTGCTCCCTGTACTCCACTAACTATAGAACCAGTAATGCTAGCAGCCATGCTTCCAATGGCTGCAAGTGCTAGAAGTGTACTTCCAAATACTGTTGTGAAAAGTGCCATGATTAATCGCCTTTGTATACTAAGTGTGTCATTTTTTTATCTGTTTGCTCAAATCCTGCTTTCTCGTAAAGCTTAATTAGCCCCTTGTTTTCAGCAGAAGTAAAAATAAATGAATATCCAAGTTTTTTTGCTATGCCAACAAGATGGTTAATTGATATTTTTATACTCTTTAAGCTTTCTCTCGGTGTGTTTTTAGGATTAGTTACAATCCATTCAACCATTGCAACAATCGTTGAACTCTCCAAGTAAAGCCATCCAAAGCATAGCTTTTTATCGTCTTCATAAACACAAACGCCAATAGTAGGCAATATTAAAGGATTAAAGGGAGGCCACCCATGTTCTACTGTAAATTCATTCAGATCTTTAAAATCTGTTATTTTTGAAAATGGTCTAACTTCAATCATATACTTACCCCCTATATAGCGTTTATAGTAAATTCGGGAAAAATATTTAATATTGTCATTGGTAATGGTTCGTCCTGTACTACTTGAATGTTTACTTCTCTACCTGTTTGCGGTGTAGTTATCAGTTTGTCGACAACTTGATTCTTTGGTTCTATTGCAAGGCCAATGTCGTTGTCAACTGTACGCCATTCAGGTATATAAATTGAACCTTCTGGATTCGTTTCTGTACTGACTTTTATATATGCACCCATTGTTTCAAAGAACTTTACTCCTACCCTTGTAAGCGTGAGGGGATGTGGCTCAGAAAATCCACCTTGAATCTTTGATACTATCGGCATAGGTGAGGTTATTGCTTTTTGATTGATACCTATATGAACTTTGTTTCCATACTCTTCAAAAATTACTTCTCCGTCAACCACTGTTTTTTCAGCACTTGCAGCACCGTCAATAAGAGCTTTTACTGCTTGCCCTTCAAGATGTCCTAAATTTGTAAAGGTATTCTCAACTCTATTGCAATAACTGTCATCTGTTATTTCAAAGGTAAATTCGTCATAGTAAGATTTGAAACTTGTGGAATCTATAACTTCAATCTTTGGTAATACTCGATAACTAAGACTGCCACAATCATAGAGTTTGACATCATTTCCATCCTCTAATCCATGTGCTGTTTTTGTAACGACTGTATAAAAAGTTGTAGGTTCATCAAAGGATATACTTTCCAAATCAAGGTTGTCTCCACCATAAAAACTCATTGAGCAATCAACATATTTACAATCTCTAATGGTGTCGTATTCTCGCTTATCCATACGCTCTATATATCTTACGTCTTCACCGTTAATCGTGCGTTTAACTGAAAACCAAGGTGAATCTTCATTAACTGTATTATTCGGAATTACAGCCACGCTTTCAGCTTTACCGCCACCAATAATATGTCTCGCCCAGCCTAACACACTTTGTTCTCTGTTGTAAGTAAATGTAACAACCTGACCATCTTTTCTTGTCGCCCAGAGTAAAGTTTCAGGGTGTAGAGCACAATCCATTTGCGTTAAGCCCTCACCTGTTATATGCGGAGCTAATAAGGTCATATTCGGGGAGTTAAACTTATTTTCAGCAAAGGTATAAGCGAACTCGTTTACAATTTTAGAATAAGACTGTGTATATAATACGCAATCACTCACCATAATTGCCTGTAAGTGACTTGAACCATTGGCTGACTGCTTGTTTATCTTAGGAATAGCTGAAGGAATTAAAGGTGAGTTGTTTTCGTAATCACCGAGTACACATTCAACGCCCTCTGTTCCAATTAAAAGTGCCTGTCCTGAAAGCACCCACTGCAAAACTTCAGAAGAAGGAGGACTAAATACCAAAGCATCGGTATCTAAATCTCCGACAGTAAAATCATACCAGTCATTTGTCTTTGACATCCATATAAAGTCTGGCTCTTCTTTATTAGCCGCCCACCCCAACCGCTCTTCATGTATAAAAACTGTTGAAGGATAACCATACTCTAGTGACCATGCCGCTTTACGCCACAGTTTTGTAGCAGTTGTATTGCAAGGTAAACGCCATTTAAACTCAACATCTACATTTCTAGCATCAGTAACCTTCATTATCTTAAAAGCACAATCTATATAGTGCTCGTCTACTGTAAATTCATATTTGCATTTACCTATGTCTTCAGAAGAAGTTTTAGTTGTAGTGAATTTCAGCCTGTATACCATTCCATCATGTTCTTCGTTGCCGTTCCAGTTTACGTTATAATCATCACTTGAACCAAAACTACGCACATCAACAGGAGTTACCCCGTTGTCCTCAGACTGTTGAACTACTACAGACCCATTCCAAACTCCATGCGTAAGTAAATTAAAACCCCGATAGCACTGAATCCACTCTGTCGTCTCCTCGTTTTCTGTGAACTCACCATCAAGAGTATTGTCGGTTCTAGGCTGTGATAAAGTCCATAAAGAATGAAAATCACCATCTGTAAATATATCTTCACTTGCTGTAACAGTGGTTGATAGTGTTCCTGCCTCTCCTACAGTGAAACTTGTATCAGTTACATTCATATCACGAAATGGAGGAAGACTGAAGACTACTCTGCTCATTTCCCAGTCTGTAGCATTAATACACTTTAATTGCATTTGAGAAGTGTCATTACGCACAAGCTTCATGGGATAGTAGTCTTTGTGAGCAAAAAATATTGTGTCGGCTGATTGTCCTATATGAATATCAAAAAGGTCGGATTCTTGATATGGATGAGCAACTTCATAAGGAGAGCTACCTAAAGTTATAGCTCCGTTTTCTGTCCAAAATCTCATATATTCATGTCCGAACTCAATCATGCAGTAAATTGAACTGGAAAACTTAAACTTTAATAATCTGCATTTACGGTCAGGATACTTGGCTTCACCCATATAAATAGTGCCTGGTCTTCTAGTAGTACTGCCAAAAGGGAGAATAATAGAATTTTCAAGTATTGTGCAACCGTTATGATATGTCTGCAAATCAAATCTACCAAGCATTTTAGGTGTAAGCTCGCCAGAGGTGAAAGAATTTACAGACGGAACAATTAGAGACATGGCTCGCTCTCCTTATTTCTATGAACGTCTTGGTCGTAAGAAAATAAGTTGGTTGAGGTAAGACGTTGGCGTATTTGGTCTGAAAACAACTGCATAACCTGATAAGAGTTTTCAGAATCTTTTGCGATAGCTTCCCTGCATATCATCATTGCGTTACTGGTAAACAACTGATTCATTTGTGGTGAAACTTTTAGTGGACATACCAGATTTGCCGCAATAAACCACGTTAATGATTCAGTAAAAAGCGGTGTAAACATATTCGGATCTTCTATGTACTTAGTATAAATTATATAAACTTCACTAGCGTTGGAAACAAAGCCACTTCCCATTTTAATGAGATTGCAAAACTTTAATGTCTGGTCACATAATTTGATAAACATTGAAGGGGCATTGTAGCGATATTTATATTCAAATAAAGGGTCTGGGTCTATTCTGTTAAGTTTAGCATATTCAAGGGCAAAGCTCCACTCATTTCTTTCAAGCAGTGACGGCAGGCATTGTTTATATGCAATATTCGCCATTCTCGCATTTACATCTTTTACATCCTCAATATCCTTAATTGATATGTCGGTGAATTTTGCAAAAGCCGCATTTGCTATTTCGGTTGAGCTTCGTGTAAATATCATGTTGAACTCCGTAAAAAAAGGGGGGAAGAACCCCCCATTGTTTATTTACCTATTTTTACATCTTTAGTTGGTGTTTGTTTCTTACTACACCATTCAACCACTTTGGCTTCTTCAACTCTTACTCCGTTACCATTCCTTGCCTGATAAGCCTGAATCTGGAAACGTCTGTCGCCACGTTCTGCAAGGCGAGTTTTGTCAGCACCTTCCTGTTTTCCCCAGTACATTCCTGAATGACAGAAAGCGAAACATGAACGTCCACCTTCTTTAACACTGTCAGGTAGGTATTCATATTCAATAAAATTAAATCCCATATAAGGAAGCAATCTACCTGAAGGAAGAACCTTCTGGGCGTTATAAAGAATATTCAAATATCTGTCATCCTGAAACAGTTTGTCAACTTCATCCTGAGAAACGACAAAATATAACTGATTCTGTGGGTCATTAAGGTCAACATGATTTCTCTTGAAGTGTCCACGCACCATTCTGAGTGTGTCAGAATCGAAATTATCTATCGACAAATCAGCGTTCATTGTCTGTTTGTCATCCCACTTGATAACGTCTGTGCCTGTTTCGCCCGAAATAACGTCTCTTTTAAATGAAGCCACTGCCTGTTCATCATACTGCCGTCTAAAAGCATACAATACGTCCTGCATATCTGAACTTTTAGGGTCAACAATAGACTGTATATCTTCAACATCATTATACAGTTTACCCCACTCAAACAACTCAGGAAAAATCCAACGTCTATCTCTGGAGATAGTCATGTCAGGAGTTTCACCTTTGTACTCAGTTCTTATACGTTTTTTGACGTTTGTTTCTTTTACACCCTGTATTGTGGTAGATTTCCCTCTAAACGTTTTAATGGGGAATCTACTTGCAATAAGAGATTGTTTCTGCTGTGAATAAAAGTTCACTATATCTGAAAATGAATTGAACATCCAGTCGTCAAGACCATATTCAGAAGCCGCTGCTTTTCCTACTAAAAATTCCTTAGCCATGATATAACTCCTTTAGCTTTTAGACTTAGGCGAACATCTGTTCTTTTTTCCTAAGTTCGTTTACTTTTTGAACTGTCGCTTCATGGTTGACGTGCATACCATCCCAGTACGGACTTTCCCCATTATCGAGTATCTTCCTTATTTCTGCTGTGTACTGGTTGCTACCTGCCTTTCCTGTAGAAGCGGAAGCGAGTGTACCATCCTCCAAAGTTCCTTCTACAAGGCTCAACAGTAAGTTTTTAACCACAGGCAGGTCATAGATTCCTCTCTCTTCAAAAACAGATTTAACATCAAGCTCGGTCGCAATCTTATCTGCTTCCTTCATGGCGTTGTCAAAGTTCATTCCACGCTTGGCGAAATCATCTTTGAGAATTGTCATACCCTGTTCGTTTGATACTTTCTGCTCTTCCATCAAGGATTTTTGAGAATCCATAACTCTTCCGTTATAAAAACCAAACAGTTCTTTTGCTTGGGTTTGCGTAAGATTTAATTCGTGGAATTTGCCTTTCCATTCATTCAAAGAGGCATTATCCATTTCTAATCCAGCCTCTTTAGCACCTTCAGGCTGAGTAAACTCATATTGGTCCGCTGATTCAGGCTTACCTAAACGCCCATAAAATTCACCCCAGTCTTCATCTGTTTCGGGGTTTTTCCACATGTCTTCTTTCATGCCAAGTTTTTCGGCTGTGTGCATTTTGCCAACAAGTTCATCAAAGGTTTTAATCTCAGATAATCCATCCACAGACTGCAATTCAGGATTCAGATTGTCCATCCAACCTTCAGGCAAATTGCTGTTAGAAGGTGGGGCTGTCTCCACTGTTGGAATTGTAGGTGTCTCTGTTGAATCCGTTGGTACTACTGGTGTCTCTATCGTTGGTACTGTCATTATCAAACCCCTTAATTATTAGTTGTATATTTCTTACAAAGTCCTGCTGTGCAAGTGTATACAGAACAGTATTTGTATCTTCCAAGTTCACAAAAGTTATTAATGATGAAGAAAGTCCAACCTTATTTGCCATGTCTTCCAAGACTTCCTGACCTAAAGGCGAACAGAATAATGTTCGATACTTGTCATCAATTATTCTTTTTTGACGTACTTTATTCACCTTGTGGCATACTTTCTTTTAGCTGTGATAAAACTGAATTAGGCTCTACTGATTTTGAGAGTGCAGGAACAGCTTTGGCCATACCTTCCATCTGCTCCATTTCCTGTGCCTTTTTCGCTTGCTCCATCTGTGCTTGTCTCTGTTGCATCATCTGTTCTAATGGCTTCAACCAAGTTGTTTTCATGCTTTCGCTCATAGCTATGTCACGAGTGATTATGTCAAGATCAAAGTTGTCGAGAAGTTGCGGTTGACGTTCAAAAAGAGGTAGCAACATGTTCATTGTCTTTTGGAATCCAGCATTTTGAATATTACGAATTGAAAGTGCCAGTTTATTCCGATAGGCAATTTTGAAATCGGGATATTGTCTAATCACCATTGGAACAGGGGGGAGTTTCTCTTTGGTGCGTAAAAGTAAAGCACCACAACGTTCAAGCATAACGTCAAATAATTCACATTGTAGTCTTCCCTGCGTAGGGCTAAAAAGTGTAAGCTGTTGCTCTGTACGCTCGGTAACTTCAATGGCAGTCATGTTACGCCTGTTGCCAAGTGCATCAAACATCGCCTCGTAAAAAGCTTCTCTAATGTCTAGTTTTACGTTTTCTAGTTGATGTTCGCCAAGTGGTATGTTTCCTGCGGGCTGAAGATAATAAGGTTTATCATTTCCGTAAGTAGGATTATATTTATTCTTAGCTCCTGCGGCTTGAGAAAACTTCCTTAAATCAACAACTCCACCCTGCGGAATCATGATTGGAGGGTCAACATGTTTGTCGGCAGCATACTTAATTTTGTATCGAATATAGTTAGCTTCTTTAATGCTAGGCATACATGCCATAGCAGGGCTTCTTCCGTAGTCTTCTTCGGCTTTTTTCTTAAAACGTGATACGATATACGGCATTTCCCTATAACCGCCTACAGACACAGCGTGCTTCGTTTCTCTTTCGTAGTAAATCGAATAGTAAGGGAATGATTTACTCTTGTTAGGTCTCATGTTCGTAAGCGGAGTAGGATTTTCTCTTTTACCTACAACGTGCCATATTTCAATTTTATTTACCGAGCCATCTTTGCACTCTTTTTTGTATTTATCTTGCACTGCTTGGGAAAGGTTCTCTTTTCCAAACTGATTTACAGCCTCGGTTGCCGACAAATCAAATTTTACAAAAACGGTTGAAGGTCTGCCGTATCTATCAGTTTTAAACATGAAAGTGTTTATTGGATAGCACTTGAAGAAAAATGAATTTGCCTTGGCATCCCAATCAACATACAAACAACATGTGCCGTATGTGATTAACTGAGATATAGCCAACTGGATTTCAAGGATAAAATTGCTGGCAATAAGTT